AGCTTTGGAAAATAACTTAAACAATAAAGAATATATATAATTATATTATGTTAGACGATAACTTTACAAATAAATTATTTGATGATTTAGTTTTAGAAAAAACTACTTTATTACAAGAACTTAAAACAGTTTATTCAAAACTTTCAGACGATTCAGCAAAAAAAGAAAGGTTTATAAATTCTAAATTAGTTTGTATAGATAATTTAATAAAAAATATTTTAAAATATAGAAATATAATATTAAAAGATAAACAGCAATCAGACTTATAAATAACTACCGATATAAAAACATATTATGTATATTATTATATATATAATATGGTTTACAATATAACAAAACACGCAAAATTACCTTTTAGTAATGCTACGATACATACAAAAAATTCAAGTTCTGCAACTATTGGTAAAGGTATGGGTTCAGTATTATTAAGTGTTGGAGGTCCCGGTTCAGCTTCTTCATATATAGACTTTGATGATTACCAAAAACAAACAGGACGACAAGTTTTTAATACTTCTGAAAAAGGACAAGGATTAAGTAAAATATCGAGTAAATTATCAAAATTAAACCTAGAAACAGGATTAAAGAAAGGAAAAAGAAAAAATATTACTATGTCAATTTAAAAAAAATAGATAACTATTTAAAAATATAAACGCTATTGTAATTATATAAATATGTGCGACAAACTAGTATTTGACTTAGCTCAAGAAATAGAAGGTTCTCCTAATGTTTTCGTTAGAAAGGACTGGATTAATATCCTTGATAATCAAAATCAAAATTATTCTTCAAATCAATCTGTAATTGATACTTCTCAATTATCTAATAGTAATAAATATATGTCTTATAGAGAAGCATATCTTGAACTTCCTTTATTAATAACTTTAGCAACTGACGGAGATACCCAAGGTCCAGGAGTTACTATGAATCCAAATCAACAAAATCTTTTTCAACCTAATACACCAGCTACAAGTGCCGATTATTCTATTGGGCTTAAAAATTGGTTTGGTAATGTTATTCATTCTTTTACTCTAGACTATAATGGAACAACAATAATTCAACAAACTCCTTTTATTAATATGTGGAATTCTTTTAAATTAATGACAAGTCTTAGTTTTTCGGATATTCTTACGCAGGGCTCAACAATTGGATTTTACCCAGACGACCCTCAAAGTTTCCAATATTTTGAAACAAGAACAATTCAAAATATAGCCGGTGTTGCAAGCGGTCCAGTAACTTATGCAGAAGGTCAAGGAGTATGTAATAATAGTAATTATAAAAATCTTGATACAATTACAGGAGCATTTAATCAATATAGCGCTGGTGAAGGTAATGAAGGTTTTTTACAAAGACAAAAAAATATTAATTTTAATTTTGATGGAGTAGTTGGTAGTTCTGTTGTAGCAAACGCAATTAGTAATAGAACTTACGGAAATTCTTTATTATCTGAACAAGCCCTTACTAATATTTGGAAATCCTTTATAATCAAACGACAAAATCAGGCTGCCGGAGTTGCTGGTATCATTCAATACCACGTAATTGCAACAGTATATTTAAAACACATTCATTCCTTCTTTAATATGACTCCTTTATTAAAGGGTGTTTTCTTAAAGATGACTATGAATTTAAATAACTGTACTACAGCCTTTACTTCTGCTATTAGTTTTAACCAAGACAATACCGGCGCTGCAATTGCAGCAGCGACCGCTAATGTATCTAATAATAGAGCCAAAGTTGTATCAAGTGTTCAGAATGCAGTAGGAGGCGTTAACCCTATTATGATTGCTTCAGGTACAGCAAATAACGGAGGTTTAGGTATTCCATTACCATCAGTAACTACAGCTACTATAACAAATACTGCTGGAATTGGAGCCAATACCTCAGCAAATTTAATTATTAGTCAAAATTATAGAGTTAATTTATCTGTAGGTGGTGTATGCTTAGACCAAATTTTAGCATCAAAAACCGGAATATCCCAAGGATTTTCTAAATCAATTCAATTATATATTCCATCATATACCTTTAATCCTGTATTTGAACAAGCTTATCTTTCAAGTCCAGTTAAACAAATTAAATATTCTGATGTGTATCAATACCAAGTTATTAACGTACCTGCAGGAACTTTATATAATAATTTACTTACTAACGGTATCTCAAATATTAAATCTGTTTTATTATTACCATTCTTCTCAACAACTTCTTCAAGTGTACCAACATATACTGATTTAGTCGGTAATATTATTAGTGGTACAACCGGATTCTTAAACGGTGTTCCAGTATATCAATCACCTTTTGACCCAGCAGGAACCGGACCAACTTCTCCTTTAGTTGCAATTAATAACTTTAATATTCAAGTATCTGGTCAAAATGCTATTTATAATACTGAAAGATATACTTTTGAACACTTTAATAATCAATTACTTGGACAAAATGCAGTTAACGGAGGACTAACAGACGGGTTAACCTCTGGCTTAGTTGATAGAATTGGTTTTGATATGGAATATTGTTATTATTATACTAATATTGAAAGAATGTTACCTGTTGATTTATCTGTACCAAAATCTATTCAAATTACTGGTCAAAATCAATCATCAAAAGCAATTGATATTTTATGTTTCGTTGAATATGGTTGTGAAATCTCGGTGGACGCACTTACCGGTGCCCGGGTTTAAGGACTTTAAAAACGTCTATTTGATTTAAAATTATTAACAATTACTTAAACTATAAAAAGATACAAAAATACTATATCTATTTAAAAAATACATATTATTATATGTTATAATAATATGCATCATATCAAAATTAAAGCAAGTCCTAATCAATTAAGTAAATTGAGAAACGGACATAAAGTAAGAATCGTTAAAGGTGAAGGTTGTAATTTAATTGTTCATCCTGAAACTTATAGTATAGTATCAAGAGCCTTCGCAAAAAATAAAGGTGTTAACGTACAATTAAATCCTCAAGAATTAGCTATTAATAAACAATATTCTTATTTATCACCTGAAGAACATAGAAAACAACAAGAAGCTGTTCCCGCTATGGCTGATATTCCTCCAGCTATGGGAAAAGGAATTTATAAGTGTAAAGGTGGAAAATTAACAGGTGCAATAAAAGCACTTGATAAAATTGGTCAAACGGTTGCACCTAAAATTTTGGATAAAGTTGTAGATAAAGGTATTGATTATGCCCTCGGTGGAAGTATAAAAGGGTGTGGTAAAAAAAGCATATTAGATTTCCTTATTGACTTGGGAGCAAAACACGGTGAAAAAGCCGTGGAAAAATATATTTCAGAAGGTGGAAGAATTAATGGTAGAGGTAATATTCACGATACTTTGGGTAAAATGGTAAAAGGTTTAACTATAGCCGGAAGGCCAATTGAAAGAGTTACAGGAGTTAATCCTTACGACGTAGCTAATCCTATAGCAGAGTATATAGCCCCTGAGATTGAGAAAGGTTTATATGGAGGTCCTGAAGGTAACCCTTGGAGAGGTGCTGGAATTAGGAGAGGTAAAGGCTATGGTATATCAGCCAAAGAAGCTTTACATCAATCAGGATTAGGAAACTTATCAGCTAATCAAATTTATGATAAATTGGAGGAGGCAAGTATATATGGTAGAAGACAATTAGAACCTTATCATCACTATATTACTGATGCACTAGGACCAAGAAGTAGAGGACAAGGAACACAACACTCTCAAGGGTCTCCTAATTTTGGAGGAAGACAATCAATTTTACATAACGGATACCAACCACCCGCTTTAATATCTCAACCACTTTCTGCTAACTTCCAGATGCAACACTTTTTACCTCCTCAATATCAACAACACTTTTTTACAGGTGGCGGACTTTATACATAAATTTTTATTTAAAAGAAAGTATATATATAATATTATATGAGTTTAACAGATACCCAAATTTATGAACTATCAAAACGTATGAACATACCTTTAGCGGGTTGTTGTTTTAAAGACGAATTAATAGCCCCGTTGAGTTTCAACAAGTGTTATATAATAAATTTAGAAGATAGTGAAGACGAAGAAGGAAATCAAAATAGTGGAACACACTGGACTTTTTTACAAATTAATAAATATCCTAACGGTAAAATAGAATCAATATTTTTTGACCCTTACGGAGCACCGCCAAGCGAGAATATAAAAAAAGCTGTTAAGAATACAACAGGACAACAAGGGCTTCCTCATACTGATAAAGATATTCAAAGTCTTATGAATAACGCCTGTGGTTATTATTGTTTGGCTTTAGGACACTTTATTAATTCTTTTGAACACCGAAGTAAAAGCTTATATGATGATGTACAAGTTTTTTTAGAAATATTTGATGATTTAAATAAAAGTATTGACTTTAAGAAAAACGAATATA